TTATCGGCCACCATATGCTTCAAACACTGATAGAACACCGGACCGATGAAGATTGAACTTTGGATTTGCTCTCCTGATTTTCCATCATACAACAATTCATTTCCATTGGATTCAAATCCTTGTTTTTGCAATTCGTTACATATTGTCTTTACACTTAAATCACCGAAACTAGTCCCGTCTCCACACAACCCCAATTCGAGAAGAATTTTACCTAATATAGTTTCTTTTAATTGAGCAATTGTCATTCGAGATGGAATGGCATGAGGATTGATAATCAAATCGGGTCGTAAACCATCTTTTGTAAATGGCATGTCGTGTTCTTTGATAATGTGTCCAATGGTTCCTTTTTGACCATGTCGACTTGAAAACTTGTTACCAATTTTAGGAACTCGATAGGCGCGGATTTTCACCTTACAAAAGGTATATCCATCTCCATTGCGATTCACATAGTTTTTATCCACATAGCACTCTTCGTGTGTCTTATAACTGCGACTACAGTCATCATATTTAATCATTTTGTTGTTATCATTTTTATGACCTTTAATCGCAATCATTTTCCCCATAATGATATCTTTATCTTCAATTAATGTATCTTGAGGAATAATTCCTTGACTTGTCAATTTATCATAATTTCCAAACTTGATGCTTTTTGTAATGGCTTTATTAGGTTTTGTCCGTATTTCTTCCTCACCGTTGATTTTTTTGTCTTCGTCTTTTTCCGTGTGATAAATGGTTGAATGAAACAACCCGCGGTCTACGGATGCCTGATTGAATAATATACTATCTTCTTGATTGAATCCACTATGCGTCATAATCGCAACAATGACCTGATTTCCCGAAGAAAGTTTATTCATGTGCAGCATATTCATGACTCGTGTTTCCACAAGTGGTTTCATGGGCGAGTTCAAAATATACGCAGTTTTATCCATGCGTTTATTGAAATTCGACGCGTAAATACCAATGGCTTGTTTTCCCATGGCACATTGATAGGTGTTTCTCGGGGATTGATTGTGTTCTGGAAATGGAATACACGACGCCAACACACCAAATATTGTACTAGGGTGTATTTCGCAATGGGTATATTGATATTTCGTATCAAGTGCCGAAGATTTCATAGCAATCATACCAAACTTTTGTTCTTCACTATCAATATATTCAATGACGGATTCTGGAAGCTTATGACTAATCAATAGATCATTCCATTGTAATGTTTTGGATTTCAGTTTAGAAAGAATATCATGAGTCATCAACAATCGATTTTGTTTCACTTTAAATACTGGACGCACAAGTCTTCCTGAATCGTTGTAGATATATATGCTTTTTTCATTAATATTGAAGGTAATCGACGTATAAATATGAATAAACCCTTTGTATTTTTTATCTTTTAGATTCAAATATAGTTCCAACGGATTTTCGGTAATACCTAACCAGCGACCATTGAATATGACCTTAACCTTATCGTGAAAATAGTCAATGTCTTTCGATGGATCGTTCAAATTGGTAATATGGTCTATAATGTAATCATAGATACAATTCGAATCACTATAACCGGTAATACCAGTCATATAGGAAATATTTTTCACCACTCCAACGGATTGACCCTCTGGGGTTTCGGCGGGACACAAAAACCCCCATGTGCTGTTATGTAATTTCCGGGGTTCCACCAGTTTTCCGCTCTTATCAATCGGTGTATTGATTCGTCGAAGATGACTTAGAGTAGATGCATAAGTAAGTCGATTTAATACTTGAGCTACGCCGACTTTGTTGGAATTGAGTTGTTTTATTCCAAAATCTCCAGTGGACAAAGCTCGTTTCAAGCCGTTTTCAATCGTAGATGATTTTACGATCTTATAGATATTCGTTAAATTAATGATGTTCAAGTAATCCTCCGTGGACTTCCAAGATCCGTTATTGATTTCCCGAACGACGAGTTTTTGAACATCTTTGATGACTTTGTTAAAATAGTTTCGAAATAGGTTGTTTAGTAAACAGCCCGTTAGTTCAATACGTTTGTTTTCATAGGAATCGCGATCATCCGGTTTTGTATATCCAAGTCGACAAGATAGTAAGCGATTTGCCATAAATCCAAGTAAATAAATCTTTTCTTTTGCTGTTTGACAATTTGGAAATAAATCGCAATTCAGGATATCATGGGTAAAGTCAATCTTCTTTTTTTCCCCTTCTTCGTGCGTCATATTGATCGGTGTATAAATGACACAGGATTTCATATATTGAATACAGTCTTGTTGTTCAATACAATCATGTGTGGACTCCATACATCCTTTTAAGAATCGAAGCACTTTTTTACTCTTATCATTTTTTAAATCAAGAAGAATGTATTTGCATATTTCTTTATCCGTCGTCACTCCCAAAGCACGAAACAATATGAACAAGGGAATTGGTTTTTTCAATTTTGGAATCGTGATATAAATGGAATAGCCAGATTTTTCTTGCTTGGAAGAAATCATCATATAGACTTGTTTTGGAGAGATAACCTTCCAATACGGAACACATCTCATTTCTGCGGTATGACTCCATTTATTGTTTTTTTTACTTTGAAACACATATATTTTATTATCTGCGGCTTTTTCTTGACCCAAGCATGTTTTTTCAGAACCATTGATGATGAAATATCCCCCCGGATCCAGTTTACATTCGTCGACTTGGTCTTGATGTAGAAAATTATATTGATTGAGAGTACAAATACAGGATTTAAGCATGATAGGTATTTTTCCAAATTGTATCTTGGGCAATTTGATGTTTTTCCGCTCTTCGTGTTCCATATGTTCGCCATTCCAAATGATATATTCAATGTTCAGATCAAGTGTCATATTGGAGGTATAGGTAAAGTTTCTTAATCGTGCGTCATTGGGAAACATGAGTTTTGTGGCCCCATTATTTTCGTGAATTTCCGGGCGGAACAATGACAGATTTTCAAAATGAATCACAACCTGTAATCTATATTTTTTATATTCTTTGATGTAATCTTGAGAAGAACGAATGATCAGCGGATTGAACATTTCAATGGTTTTCTTCATTTGATTTTGAATAAAATCATTGTATGATTCAACTTGGTGTTTGACCAATTGTTGCAAATGTTGATTTTCAAAGTAGGTCTCAATCACTTTCCAAGCGTCATTGTCCTTAAAGTCCATGATTACTATAATTATGCGGTGAAATCTTTATGTTCTATTCAAATCAATTTTTTTGTTATGGGTCAAAAAATGGAAACAAATATATTTTTTAATATAAATGGAAAAAAAAACGATATCGATGGATCCATCCCTTTTGTCCTTGTCTTCTGGGGGAAATAAATCAAAAGCGGCAAAACAGAGAAGAAATACCGAAAAAAAGAAGCATTTGATACAAGTAAAACCAGATAACGTAAAAGAATTATTGTTGAAGAAATTGAAAGAATACAAAAAAAACAAATCCAAAAAACAAAAACAGATTCCTTGCGATAGTTTAAAAAAAGTCAATCCGGATTTTATGGAAAAATTAAAGAATAAAAAAAACAAGACGGAGCAACATGTATCCATGGGTGCATTTTTACCCGAGGAACAAGTCGTACAGTCAAATCATACTCCCATTTCTACGCCCGTACCTGCGCCCGTACCCGTACCTGCGCCCGTACCCGTACCCGTGGCAGCACCCGCACCCATACCCGCATCCGCACCCCAAGCTATGCTCCAACCATCATCCATACCCGAACCTCCACCATATAGCAATATGAAGCATACTTCCAAACCGACATTTCGGGAATGGACGAATATTCAAACACCTCCTGTAGTAGAATCAAAACCAATCGATAATACATTGAACGTGGAAATAAAGAAAAGGTTTACCGTAGGAAAAAACAAAACGTGTAAAAAGGTCGGAATATTTTTAAAGAATAATATCATTCGACGAAATGTTGAAGATCATAAATCAAAATGGAAAAATACTAATTTGAAAACCGTAAAGAATTATTTGAAAAAAAATAATTTAATTCGATATGGTTCGAATGCTCCAAATGAACTGATTCGCGAAATATACGAAACCACCAAAATGGTAGGCGGAATCAAAAATAAGAATGGAACCTTATTGGTAAATAACTTTTTACAAGACAAAGAGGAATAATTTCGTTTGTTTAAAAAATATATAAAGTATTGATTTCTTAAAGTATATTATGTCGATTCAGTCTTTTATTGATTTCGAACCAATCATTGATCGCAAGAAACTAATCTATCGTTTTACGGCAAATGGTCAACCTATGACCGAGTTGCGTTTGGTTGCCTTTACTAAAAAAATCGACACAATTATCAAGACTTTATACGATGAAAAAATCAAGAAAGTATATTTCATCTTCAATATTGAAAAGTTATTGATTCCTTCCAATTTCACGCTTTTGTCGGATTTTGCTCTTGTATTTCACAATCATCATACGGTTTTAAAACAAAAGTTGGAATTTACAATTGTTCAAAATAGTACAAATGTATTTCTCTTGTTTTTCAGAGTGTTTAAACAATATTATAATCCCGTAAAATCACTTTATTTGTGTTTGAATGATGATCAAGTATTTACGTGTTTACACGAAGAAGAATCCCGACATTCGTTTCCAAATATTATCTCTTTAATTGAAAAAGAAAAAGAAGACTCTACCCATGAATCGATGCCCGACACGTAGGGCATGTTGAATTTGATCGCAGCCATATTTGTAATGCTTCTTTGTTAAAAATATGTCTACATTGTCTTATCATGGAAACCGGTTGATTTAAATAAAATGATTCCCGTGTAATAGGACACATCTCATTGATAGGATTTGAAATAAAACGATATTCATTACAATGTATAATATCTGCCGATGTAGAAAACAAAGTGTCCGAAGCATCAATTGTTTGAGAGGTATAAGAAATGTCAACTAGAGGTGAAGGATTCGTATTTGAAAACAAGGAATCCATTTGAACCAAGTATGTAGGAGCTCGAGATGGGGATGGTGTAGGTGGATATATTCGATCTTGTATAAGTAGGGAGTGTGAGTCCTGTATGATAGTAGCAAGCATTTGAATGTTTTCAAAATGAGTCCTTAAAAGATGATGAGAAGGTGGTCTTCGTTGATTTCGAGAGTACGAATACCTAAAACGTTGATGTGGTGTAAAGGGGTCCATATATTTAATATGAAATATTTATTTAAATACAAATGGGGTGAATGATATATGTGTAGTTATGAAAACCGTGGACTTACTGGTCTTGTAAACCTTGGAAATACGTGTTATATCAATAGTAGTTTACAGATCATCAGTCATGTATATGAATTGAATGAATATATCAACATTTTTTTTCAAACAAACAAAGAGGGTATTCAAAAAGACATAAATGTTGTTTTTTTAGAAGAATGGAAAGGCCTACATACTTTAATGTGGTCTAAAAACTGTATCATATCTCCAAATCGTTTTATTGGAGTCATCCAGAAGATGTCAAAAAACAAAAAAAACAGCTTATTTATGGCATTTGATCAAAATGATTCGACCGAGTTTGTTTATTTTTTGTTGAGTATTTTTCATGATGCTTTGAAAATTGCTCCAGATGTTCAACAATTGTTTACATTTCAAATACAAGAATATTTGAGTTCAGGTATTAAACGGTCTTCTGGTTTTATTCAATATCTTCAGGATTATCACAAAAATAATTATTCCATTATAGATGCTTTATTTGGTATTTATTGTAAAATGGACATTGTTGATTGTAAAACGTCGAAAGTTTTATCTTCTAAATATGAAAATTTCTATATGCTAGACGTTGCTTTATCAAGTACAACGGTAGAAGAGTGTTTAAAACATCATTTTGCGGATGAAGTTATGAATAAGGAGAACGACAATCAATATTTCGATGATAAAGAAAACTGTTATAAAGATGTTGTCAAAAAATACTCCTTGTATTGTTGTCCAAAGTATTTGATTATACAGTTGAAACGATGGAATTACAATTTGAAGAAGAATCAGCGAATTATTCAATATGACTTGAATCATATTGATATGGCTTCTTTTGTACACGATGATCGTAAGAATCGAATTGTAACATCCTATAGTCTGTTCGGTATTATCAATCATAGTGGTAATGTGTATGGTGGTCATTATTTCTCTTTTATAAAAAATAAGAATAACAAATGGTATGTGTATAATGATAACCAAGTCCGAGAAATCTCCTCACAGAAGTTGATGTGTAACAAGAATTATTGTTTGATATATAGGCGAAATATGAATTGAAATTA